AGCGCAGCTATATCACGTATCAGTGCATGGGCCAGATCGGGACGCTATACGCAGAGGGCGCAGAAAAGGAAACGGGCGTGATGTACTCTGTGGATTACTACACCGACACTCCCCCGTTCGAGCTGGCTATAAAGGATATCAAGGGCAGGCTCGCTGCGGCAGGCTGGAGTTGCACTGTGGACGCGGAAATATACGAAGTGGACACGGGACTGTACCACATTGCCATGACCGCGGTGGGCGTAGGAGGGATATATGGCTAACGTTGAGTTTTCCGGATTTGATGAGGTGGAGGCGGCCCTAAAAGGCGTAAGGGACGGCATGGACGAACTAAACGACGAACTGATGAACGATGGCGCAGACTATGCAAAACAGGAAATCGAACGGGCCATATATCAGTATGGCGAATATCGTACCGGCTCTCTGCTACGCTCTATCAAAAAATCAAAAGGCAAGGATAAGGACGGCTCCCGCTATGTTATGGTAAAGCCCACAGGGAAAAACGACAGCGGCGCGTCCAATGGGCAAGTGGCATTCAGCCGCAACTATGGGCGCTCTAACAACCCCGGTTCCCGTTTCTGGACAATAGCCGAGGAACGCGCAGTAAAGAAATTTGAGGAAATTTTGAACCAAAAGGTAAACCTATTTTTTAAGCAGAAAGGATTGGATTAAATGCCTACTTTTGACCTCAGAGGAATAAAAATCGGCAAGTACACAAATACCGACGGCACTATCACTTATGAAACGCCCATAAGTATGGGCGATGCCATGAGCGTGGAGCTGAACCTGACCGCTGCCGAGGGCAGACTGTACGCCGAGAGCCGCCTTGCCGAGTACAAGAAACTCATAACCGGCGGCACTGCCAGCGTTGGAGTGAAATACATCACCGACGCGGCACAGAAACTGCTTTTTGGCATGAGCGAAAATACGCGCAACGTAGGAACAAACACCTCACAAAAGAGCCTTAAAGCCACTGCGAAGGACATTGCGAAGTATGTCGGCATGGGCTTTTACGCCCCGGACGCTATTGACGGCACGGACAAATACACCGCCGTCTTTGTGTACAAGGTGCTTTTTGGCGCACCCGGCTATGTATACGCCACAAAAGGCGACAGCATCACCTTCCAGACTCCCACGACCACGGGCGAGTTTTTAGCAGATGACAGCGAGGACAAGAGTATCATGGAGATTGCAACACTGGCAAGCGAAAGCGATGCGGTAGCGTGGATAAACAAGTGCTTCGGCGCGTCATAAAAGGAGAACGGCATGGATATAAGACTGAAAACCGCAAAATACACCTTTGACGGACAGGAAATGACCCTCTGCTGCAACATGAATGTGCTGGCGGACGTGCAGGAAATGTTTGACGGCAATATATCAAAAGCGCTCAGGAGCGCTACGACAAAGACAATCGTGTGCTTTTTGACTGCCATGATAAACGACTATCTTGACAGCGAGGGCTCCGACAAGTCTTATACCGTGAAGCAAGTGGGGCGGCTCATACCGCCCTCACAGCTTTCGGGCGTAACGTCGCTCGTGATGGACCTGACTGCAGCGGCGCTTCGCGGCGATGAGGAAGCGGAACCAAAAAACGCGAAAACCACGCGGAAGACGAACCCATAAATTTCGCGTGGTATCTTACGGTATGGGTGATACGATTCGGACTGAGTGAAAGGGAATTCTGGAAAACGGCCACGCCGTACAGGATAGCAAGAATAATCAAAGAATATGCAAAAATACAGGGCATAACGCAGGAGAAAACTAAAAGCCTATCCGCATTTTTGAGAGGTACGTAAATGCCAAGCATAAGAACGAAATTTATAGCCGAAGGGGAAAAGGAATATAAAGAAGCGCTGAAAAGCATAGATAACGGCATGAAAGTGCTGCAATCGGAATCAAAAAAGCTGGCGGCGCAGTTTGAGGATAATGCCGATTCCGCCGAGGCGTTGAACGCAAAAAACAAAAACCTCGACGAAAGCGTGTTGAACCTGAAAGACAAACTGGAATTGCAGGAAGAGTGGCTAAAGAAGGTGGGCGCGGCCTATGGCGAGGCCGACGAACGCACGATGCGCATGAAAAAGGCCGTGAACGACACCGAAACGGCGCTCATAAAAGCCGAAAAAGAGCTGAAAAACAACACGGAAGCCTTGAAAGAGTACGGCGATGGGGCTGATAATGCGGGGGACAACAGCAAGGGGCTGGGCGATGCACTCGACGAACTGGGCAGCAAATTTGGAATAAGCCTGCCGGACAACATCAAGGGAACCATCGACGGGATGGTGAAGATAGACGGTCAATCCATGGCGCTGATAGGCACGTTTGCGGCGGTAGCCGCCGCGATAGTGGTGGTAGAAAAAGCGCTTATCGACTTGACGGTGCAGCAGGCAGAATGGGCCAAAGAAATCGAGAGCGGTTCATCTCAGCTTGGCATGTCCACCGAATCATATCAGCAGCTCGATTATGTCATGCAGTCCGTGGGTTACTCGATGGATCAGGCTAAGGGAGACCTTTCCGCCCTTGCCGAGAAAGCACAGGACGCCGCCAGCGGCGCCGGCGAAGCGGCGGAAATGTTCGACCGCCTCGGCGTATCGGTGACAAACACCGACGGCACAATGAAATCACAGGCACAGCTTTTTACAGAGGTATACAGCGCTCTGGCACAGATGTCCGACGTAACCGATAGAAATGCAATAGCCTCAAAACTGCTGGGAACGACCGGCGAAGAAGCCGTTATCCCCATGCTTGAAAAATACGGCAGGGCAATAGAACAGGTAGCCTCGGCAGCGCCCATCGTGAAGGACGAGGACATACAAAAGCTGGCCTCTCTCAGCGATTCGCTCGGAATGTTCGAGGCAAAAATGGAAGCCGCGAAAAGCAAAGTTGCGGCTGCTTTTGCACCGGCCCTCGAACAGGTAATACAGATCGTGGGCGACCTTGCGATGCAATTTGCGGAGTTTGCGGCGGATACGGGGCTGGTTGACCTTTTCGGCACAATCATCGAACTGGCGGGCAACCTGTTACAGGCGTTAGAGCCGGTGCTGGATATACTCAACCTGCTAAAGCCGGTATTCCAGGCGATTGGCGGCGTACTGGCCCTGTTCGCGGACGCGGTGAAGGTGGTCGTAAACGCTGTGGGAGCGCTTACAGACACGCTGGATTATCTTTTCTCCTTCGGGCAGAAGAGATTTGACACCTCGAATATACAGAGCATAGCCAACGTCTTTAACGGCACAGACAGCAGCTTCGGGCGTTGGATGGGCGGCGTGGCGCATAACGCCGCTGGCACCGACAACTGGCGCGGCGGCCTGACTTGGGTGGGCGAAAACGGCCCGGAGCTGGTCAACCTCCCAAAGGGAAGCCAGGTGCTCACCAACCAGGAGAGCCGCGGCGTGGGCGGCGACACTTTTAATATCAGGGTTGATATGTCGCAGATAAGCGACATACAGAAGCTCATCGACATGGCGAACAACTACCGCCGCAGCGTGCGGATGGGGTACGGAGGGTAATATGGCGACATTAGCAGACTTGCCGCTCGGGGCAACAATACTTATCCCGGTAGGCACCGAAGAAAACAGGCTATGCGAAGTGGCGGATAAAGATAACCTCGTACCCGGCGGAGCGGTGCTGGTATATAAAAAAATATACGAAGATTCGAAGTTTGGAAATTCTACAAGCTACCCGGACGGGACGCTAGACAACCTGATAAAAACCACGATTTTTAATAGCTTCCCGCAAACGCTGCGCGATAAAATGATAAACGTCACCTTCGCCCTCGAAGGCAGCGGCAGCATAACCCGCAAAATGTTTGCTTTGACCTATACCATGGCGGGCTTTGGGGATAACAACGGCACTACCGAGGGCAAGGCACTGCAACGCTACAACAGCAACACAAACCGAATTAAACGGAGGAATAGCACAGGGGTTAGTTCCGTCTGGTGGCTGTCGTCGCGCTACAACACCTCCTACTCGCGCTACGTCGACACCGTCAACGTCGACGGCTACGGCTACGGCGGACCCTCCCAGTCGCTCGGGGCCGTCCCCGCTTTTGTAATCCCACAATCAACACAACTGGAGGATACCCAAAACTCCGATGGCAGCTACTACATAAAGGGCCTGTTCCCAAACGATAAAATAACCGCAACGGCGACAAAACCAAAAAACACATACGCCGGAAGCTGGGAGACCGTAAGATTCGAGTGGACGTACAAAAGCGAAAACGGCATCCCACAGAAAAAATACGAACTGCAATATAAAGACACGTCACATACAGAATGGACGGAGCTGCAAACAGGAGAAACGGCAAACACATACGCCGACATACCGCCGAACACCTTAGTTGCGGGAACCGTATACTGGCGTGTGCGCTGCACTAATATTTATGATGCCGTATCCGCATGGAGCACGGAAGTATCGTTTACGGCTCAGGGCAAACCATCCACACCGACGGTATCCGCAACGGCAAGCCCGAGGCCGGTGATAACGTGGACAGGCGAAGGGCAGCTTGCCTATCAAATAAAGATCGACAATACAGTATTGCACACCGCTTACAGCACTGACGGGCAGTATAAGGTTAAAGAATATCTG